AACCTGTCAAAGGCTGAAGTTGCTACAACATCATTCGGTTCGTCTGGTGCGGTTACTCGTATCGCAGGTCTTGCAGACAACTCAATCACACTTGAGTTGCATCAGGATTACCCAACGATTGAGAAGTTGTTCTACGACGCTTGGAATGCTGGTACTGCTGTACCTGTGACAGTCAAGCCAAACGGAACTGCATCTGCTTCAAGCACCAACCCACAGTACGCATTCAATGTGCTGCCGTTGACTTGGACTCCTGTTGCTGGTGCTGTTGGCGATCTTGCTACCGCATCAGTCACCTACCCAATCGACGGTGCAGTAACTAAGACTGGTACTGGCGCATAACTTTTCTTTAACAACCCTTACCTGCGGAGGTAGAAAATGAAGATAGCTCTAGAGATGACTTCTGCTTTGGATCAGTCCAAGCGAACCATCATGGCAACATTCCCTGACTTTATTGCTTTTGAAAAGAAGTTCAGCAAGAGTGTTGCGAAGTTTGAAGCCGAACTAACTTTGACTGACCTTGCATATATTGCATGGCATTCTGAACATCGTCAAAAGAAAACTGGTTTGGATTTTGATTCGTGGATTAACGATGTTGAGACTTTGGAGTTGGGCAACCAAGCTGACGCTGTGATCGTCCCTTTGGAGATCAGTCAGCCCATTGGATGATGGCTTACCTGTCTGTTGAGACAGGTATCGCACCATCGGTGTTGCTGGCAGAAGACCCTCGAATGTTGTTCACGATGTTTGCTTATTTGCGTTGGAGAGCAATTCATCTGAACAGGTAGTCTTGCTGTATGGCGGTTTTCGGTAGAGCAGGTCAGGCCACTATTACCGGTGGTAATGATGCGATTCAGATACAAGGTATCTTTGAGTTTCTACGTGATGCTTCAAAGGCTGATAAACGCTTTGATGTTGAGATGCGTAAATCTGCTCAGGTAGTCGCACAGTTGTTAGTGGATAAAGCAAAGGTTGAGGCTGGGACTGTAACCCGTAACCGTCAGGCTACTGAGGTGATGAAGGGTATGCGGGCTAGGAGCGACCGTATTCCTACGGTGAAGTTAGATTCAAAATCAGGTTTTGTTTCCGCATCCAACCCAAACCGCAAACGGAAGCGGAAGGTCACCAGGGGTGACGTGTTCTTTGGTGCTGAGTTCGGTGGTCAGGCTAGACCTAGGACTAAACAGTTCTTGCGCCATCGTGGGCGTTCGGCGTATTTCTTTTGGCCTACTGTCCGTAAGGAAAAAGAGAACATCGCCAAGCAATATCTAGACGCTATTCAGAAGGTTTTGAATACCCTAAAAGATTCTTGACTTCGGCTGAGTTTCCTGTACCCTTCTAGAAGGAGGGGTTATGGCAGTTCTGTTTAGGAATGTGAAGTCGATTTATCCGAAGCCGTTGGCTTCGTCTTGGGTGCAGTTGAAAGAGCTGTTGTCGTTCCATGAGGAGAACGCAGTCAAGCAGGCTGGGGCGTTGTGGTCACCGGTTGAGTATGACTTGGGTACTACTAGAGGCAACCGTAATGTCAGGTTTGTTGAGGCGTTGGTTGTGGACATGGACGGTGAAGCGTTTGACCATGCACGTCTTGACGGGTTGGAATGGTTCGCCTATTCCACCTATTCGCATCGTTTGGATGACCCTCACTATCACCTGGTTTTGCCGTTAGCGGAGAAGGTGCCTGCTTCGTTGTGGCGTGTGGTGTGGGTTGAGTTACATGACCGTATTGGTTTGGTTGGTGACCCTCAGACTAAAGACCCTGCACGTATTTTCTATCTCCCTCAACACGCACCAGATCAGCCGTTTGAGTTCCATGAGGGTCATGGCGAGTTGCTTGATTCATCGTTGAGGTTGGATGTTGAACCTGTCATCAATCCTGTGTCGCCTCGCTCGAAGCAGGTGCGTCAACCTCGTCAGCGTCGTGCTGGTGCAGAGGTGTTGTCTGAGGCTTGGTGGAATGAGCCTGTAGATATTTCTCGTTGGGATGGTCTGTCGGGGAAGGCTTTGTATTCTGCGATGTTGGATGAGTTCAACGCTTTACTGAATGGGTTGTCTGTTATTGAGTAGAATCGTCGCATGGCTGGTGAGCGGACATTCGTTGTTAAGTTTATTTCTGATACCGCTGCAGCCAAAGCAGGGCTGAAACTTCTATCTGGTGACATCAAGGGTTTTGGCAGTCAGGTTTCTAAGACCTCACCTTTGTTTGGTGCTTTGGCTGTTGGGGCTACCGCAGCGTTTGGTGCTATCGCTGTTGGGTTGACTAAATCGGTTAAGGCTGCGATGGAAGATCAGGCTTCGCAGGCAGAGTTGCAGCGTCAGCTGGAGAAAACCTTTGGAGCCAATGAGGCGTTGACTCGTTCTGCTGAGCGGTATGTGTCGGTGACACAGCTTCGAACCGGAACGTCGGATACTGAGCTTCGTGCGTCGCTGGGTTTGTTAGTTCGAGCAACAGGTGACCTCACTCAATCGCAATCGTTGTTAAATACTGCGCAAGATATTTCGGCTGCAACAGGCAAAGACCTGAGCAGCGTGACCACCGCCTTAGCCCGTGCCAGCCAGGGACAGTTCACAGCATTATCAAAACTCGGCATCCCGCTTGATGAGAACATCAAGAAGTCTAAGGACTTTGAAAAGGTTGTTGGCCTGTTGAATGACCAGTTCGGAGGTGCTGCGGAAACCGCTGCGAATACGTTCGGTGGACAGTTAAAGATTTTGCAAGGTCAGTTCGGTGAGATTTTAGAAACTATTGGTGCAGCCCTTCTGCCATATCTACAAAAGTTTTCTGACTTCTTAGTTAAGAACGTGGCACCAGCAATTCAACGTGTCACCTCAGTCATCGGTGAAAAAGGTTTGGTCGCTGGTTTCCAACAACTCTTATTCGAATCAGGTAAAGCCGGAGCAGGCGTGGCAGCAGTATTTAAGGGAGTTGCTGTTGCAGCAGCAACCGCTATCAACGTAATAGCGAAGGCCTATTACATCACTAGTGCAAACTTCAAACTTCTCAGTCGTGACTTCGTAGGTGCAGCAAAAGATTTCTATAGTGCAACTAAGGACTACATCAATGTTGATGAGGTGGGAAAGAAGTTTGATGCCATTGCTGTTCCTATCAATAACTACAAGCGAAGTATTCGTGACACGATTAATGAGCAATCTGGTTTCAAGGGTTCGGCTACCGATGTGACCGACGCTTTGGATGGTGGTGGCAAGTCTGTTTCTAAGACTTTGAAGACTGCTACTGACAAGTTGAAGGAATATAGCAATAGTTTGAAGTCAACTACATCGGCACAGAAGTCGTTGACGGATGCGCAGAAGGCTACGGCTAGTGCTACGAGGTCGAAGGCTGATGCGGATATGGATGTGGCTAAAGCGCAGGCAAGGTTGAATCAGATATCACAAGGCTTTGGTGCTGGTTCGCCGGAGGCTTTGGCTGCACAGAAGGAGTTGGAGAAGGCTCAGCGTGGTCAGGAGCGTGCGACGTTTGCTGTTGAGGAGGCGATCTATTCGGTTGCTGATGCTGAGAAGAATTTGGCTGCGGTTCGTAAAGACCCTGAGTCTTCTCCGATAGATATTCGTCGAGCAGAGTTGTCTTTGGCTGAAGCCAAGTTGGCGGTGTCTGATGCTATTGATTCTCAGATTGAATCTACGAAGTCTTTGAATGACCAGCAGACGTTGTTGAATGAAACTGTGTTTGGTGCAACGATTGGTTCGATTGTTTATGATGAGGCTTTGCAGGCGGTGAATGATGCGAAGGAACGACAGTTTGCTGCTGCTGAGGCGTTGGCTGAGGCGATTGATAGGGAACGTGAAGCACAAGAAAAATTGAATGAAACAATTAAGGCCACTATCGAGTTGATGGCTAAGTATCCGAAGGTGTTGGGTGGTATGCCTAATCCGATGAGTGGGGTGGCAGGGCAGGTGCCGGTGACGGCTGGGGGTGGGTTCTCGTTGAGGCCGAATGACACGTATCAGATCAATATCAATGCTGCGATTGCTGAGGACGGTTTGCCTAAGAAGGTGGTTGAGGCGTTGCAACAGTACAACCGTTCTGTTGGCAAGATTCCTGTGAAGACTAACTAGGGGTTGGGGATGTCTGTTGTTATCCCGAACTGTGGCACCTATAAGGTCGAGATGGATTATGGTGCATCAACTAATGCGTTCCGTTTGGATGATGCCCTTGCTGGTGTTCTAGACCAAAGTGTGTATGTGTTGGAAGGTACTACTGACTGGCAAGATGTGACTGCTTATGTGAAGCAGGTGTCTATCAATCGTGGTAGGCAGAACAGGTTCCGTGACCCTACGGGTCAGCCTTCGACTGCGGTGTTGCAGATTGAGGATTTGGATTATCGATTCAGCCTGGTGAATGAGGGTTCGCCTTATTGGAATACCGCTAAGGGTCGTTTGGGGTTTGAGTTGAACTCTGGTGTGCGGATCAGTCGCAACGACACCTACCTATTCACCGGCATCATCACCCAATACGACCAGCGCATTGAGAACCCAAGCAGGTCACTTGTGACTGTGAACTGTTCCGATGAGCTGTTCAGGTTGAACAACACCAAGATTCCTGCTGGATCAGTAGTGCCAGAACGATCTGACGTGCGCATTGACAAAGCCCTAACTTCGGTGAATGCGTTTGGCAAACCAGGTCAACGGGTACTGGAACAAGGTGTAGCGAACTTAGGTAACGCCCCGATTGACTCTTCGTCATCAGTCCTGGAATATCTGATGCGTGTTCACACATCTGAACAAGGTCGTATCTGGGTGGACGGTTCAGGCAATTTCCATTTCGATAAACGACTTATCGGAAAACTACAGTCAATCAATGGTTACCTATCTGATACAGGTGGCACCGCAATCCCATACACCACGTTCGACATTGTGAGCAACTGATATGTCTGACTTTGTTGTAACAATTAACGAAGCAGAACTCGCAGCAATCCTTGCTGACTTTTACGCTGCATCAAACGACCAACGACCTAACGACTTCACCCCAACGAACCCATCCGTAATCAACACGGTCAACGTCGCTATTGCTCCACCAATCCCAACAGCAGGCAACCTGCAACCAACCATCGATTTTGCAACAGCAATCGCAGCAGAATCGGTAGCGGACTTCGGTACACAAGAAACACCTCTAGTCGTTACCTTGCTGGAAACTTTGGATGACGCTGGTGAGCTTGCTGGATATCTCATTCAGCCGGTACCAAGGTTCTGGTTCGGCAACATCCAAATCATCATGAACGGCCTAACCGATACACAACGAACCACCATCGGCTCACTCGACATTGGGTCACAAGTATCGGTCACCAAATCGTTCCCGAACTCAACCCCATCAACAGTCACGCAAGTCATGGCACTCGAAGGAATCAGCCATGACATCACCCCAGACCGTCACATCGTCACCCTCTACCCCAACCCTTCACGCATCTACACCAACTTCATCCTTGACACCGATGAACTTGATGATGATACGAAGGCTTTAGCGTAAACTAATCATCGGCTAACATAGGAGCATTATGGCAGTACGTCCAACATTCACCCCTGGTGACACCCTCACCGCAGCATCAATGTCAGCGTTGTCAAACAGCCTCATAACTGTTAACGCCCAAACTGGTACGGCCTACACACCTGGCACCGCCCAAGTCGGGCAGTTAACGACATTGAATAATCCAGCAGCACAAACCATCACCATCCCAGCGAACGCAACAACAGCGTTTGCTATCGGTGACCAGTTGAACTTCATGTTGCTTGGTACCGGCACCGCAACTTTTGCTGCGGGTGGTACAGCTGTGATTCGATCTGCTGGTGGAAAACTTAAACTCACAACTCAATACGCTGTTTGTACCGTACTCAAGTGGGACACTGACGCTTGGGTGATGGTCGGCAACGTAGCTTCGTAACGCCATGCAAATCTTTGCTGGAGTGGGTGCAGGAGGTGGGAAACCATCTGAGGTTGAATATCTAGTTGTTGCTGGTGGTGCTGGCGGTGGTCGAGATATCGGTGGTGGTGGCGGTGCTGGTGGTTACCGTACTAGCAACTCATTTTCAATAGGCGCTTCTTTTACAGTTACGGTTGGTGGTGGTGGTGCTGCCGCAACTGGTTCAACTGTTCGTGGTTCTAACGGTAATGACAGCGTTTTAAGCACTATTACAAGCACGGCAGGTGGCGGTGGTGGTAGCCGAACCGGTTCTGGAGTTGGTTCGGGAAATAATGGTGGTTCTGGTGGTGGTGCAGGTTTTGATTCTGCATCAGGTGGTACGGGCAACACGCCTTCAACGAGTCCTTCGCAGGGAAATAATGGTGGTTCAACTAGCGCAACTAGTCCTGCGTCTGGTGGTGGTGGCGCATCAGGTGCTGGTGGTGCTGGAACAGGTGGATCGGGTGCTACACCAGGAGCAGGTGGAACAGGTTCAACTAATACGATAACTGGTTCATCTGTTGGTTATGCAGGTGGTGGAGGTGGAGGAGCATACCTTTCTGGTTCTCCATCAACCGCAACTCAAGGTGGTGGTGCAGGTGGTGCAACATCGAGTGCAGGGTCAAATGGCACAGCAAATACTGGTGGAGGTGGTGGTGGTGCAGGAGCGTCAGGTTCAGCTGCAGCAGGAAACGGTGGATCAGGAATAGTTATCATTGCATACCCTGATTCTTTTGACCCTTTAACAACTATTGGTGGAGGACTCACATACTCAGTTAGTACTGTGATTCGTTCTGGGTATCGTGTTTATCAATTCACAGTAGGTACGGGAACGGTAACCGTCTGATGGCTCATTACGCATTTCTAAACGATGACAACATCGTCACCGAAGTTATTACAGGTAAAGATGAATCAGAATTGATTGATGGTTTAACGCCTGAAGAATGGTATGGGAATTATCGAGGTCAGCGTTGTGTTCGTACTTCATACAACAACAACATTCGTAAACAGTATGCAGGTGTTGGTTATTCGTACAATGAAACTGCTGATGTTTTTGTTACTCCACAACCATATCCATCTTGGTCGCTTGATGAGAACTATGATTGGCAAGCACCGATTGATTACCCTGCGGATGGGAAACATTATTCGTGGGACGAAACAAATCAAGTTTGGGTCGAGCTTCCCGCTTCCTAGTTTTCATCCCAGCGTTAGTAGGTTTTCTTTTCACTTCATCGTCGGCTGAGGCTGACGGGTTGGGTGTTTGGGAGTTCTCAAAGTCTTGTCTTGCTGAGCAGGGTGGGTCGGTTGAGCAGGTTGAGGGTGGGTTCAGGCTCATCGGTGCTGATGGTGGTACGTGTGCTGGTCAGTCTCATTGGGTGCGGATGCAGGCCACCATCCCAGAGGACACTAACGAACTCGGTTTCCAATGGTCGTATCAGACGAACGATGGGGCTTGGTATGACCCGCCACAAATCATTCTCAACGGGGTTATCACACAGCTGACCAATCAGAACAACGCCACCGGATCAGGGTTGATACAGGTTGAGGTAGGTGACACCTTTGCGTTCCAGCAGTACTCGACTGATTCATGCTGCCAACCTGGACGGCTCACGATTACGGGGTTGACATTAGGCTTGGGTGAATGGGTATCTACAACCTCATCCACAACTACGACGACGACCTCTACTACTACTGTCCCGCTAGTGACTGTCCCTGTCACCAACCCGA